AGTTTCTTCATTAAGAACTGGCGCCCACTTCGATACGAGATTATCGTAAGATTGCATGTTTATACACCTTTATTTAAGTTAGTTAGTTGTGTGTCTTTTAATTGCAGAAACGTAACGAGACATAGTTTCGGAAACTTCAGTTTCTTCTACTTCATCACCTACAACTTCTTCTGCAACTGTTACTTTTTTCTTGGTGAAGTAAGATTCTTTGATGGTAGCTACTTTCGAAGCGAAAGTCTCTGGATCTTCAAAATCAATATCTTCGGCTAGAGTTTTCAACTTTTCTACTTGAGTTTCAGCCAAGTCACCGGAGTGCTCACGAATGATAGCATCACGCATGAGTTCTTCCATGAACTGAGTTTGCTCAATAGCAGTTTCAGTGGTTTCATTAAGTCTTGCTTCAAGATCAGCAACTTGCTCAGAGAGGTCGTCAACCAGGTCAACCTTAGACTCTGGAACTTCGATGTAGGACTCAGTAAAGAGATCCTTCAGCTTGCCCATAAAGTCTTCAGCGATCTCGGTACGAATACCGTTTTCGATTGCCAACTTGTTCTCTTCCATGAACTTTTCTACAACGTAGTTCATGTATCCGTCAACCTGCTCGATCATTTCTTCACGTGCAGTTTGTACTTCTTCAGCAAATTCTTCCTGAAGTTCAGATTCAATGCGTGCAACTTCATTAGAAACTTTAGACTTAATAGCTGCTTCAAAGATAACAGCTGCTTTGTCTTTGAACGTTTCGGACAGGGTAGCTTCGGACTCAACCAAAGCGCTCATGTCTTCAGAGAAATCAGCCTGTACTGCAGCAGCTTTCTCATGGAGAGCTGGAGCAGCATCATCTTCAAGCTCAAATCCTTCAGCTTTCATGGAAGCCATGATTTTACCGTAGGAAGCTTGAAGATTAGACTTCTTCATCTTGTTCATTTCTTGGTACATTGAATTAATCATACCAGCTTTAGTTCCAGGAATTTTGTCAGCAACTTGGTCACCCTTTTGTGCCTCACCGCCTGGTACTGTAGCTTTTGCTGGTGCAGATGCTTTGATCTTAGCAGCATCGTCAGCAGCAGCTTTAGCACCATCCATATCTGGAGTTGCAGCTTTACCTTTAGCTGCTGGTGCTTGTGCTTCGGATACTTCTTCTGTCTCAGATTCTTCGGAAGTTTCTTCCTCAATAACCTCTTCAACAGATTCAATATCATCCAACATTTCTTGTTCGGACATATTCTATCTCCAATTAAAGATTAAGTTTAGAGAGGAAATTTTTAAACTCCCGGATCTCAACCGCAGAACGATCAGATCTAGAAGCATTATTAATTTCAGTCTCAATTTTTTCAAGTTCTTGAGCTTCCAAGACACCGTTATTCCAAATCCATTCAACACCTTCCATAATCCCATCAACGAAAGCTGACGGTGCAGAAGGATCCTGTACGATATCTACGGTGTTAAGTACAAAGTCTTTACCGACCATGTTGACACCGCCTTTTTGCTCAAGAGTTCCCATACCACGAGTTGAAACACCTAGCTTAACTCCACCATCTAAAAGACCTTTAACAATCTGTCCATTTGGTGTATCAAGAATAAGTGCTTTCCCCATCACGTTATTACCATCCCAATTAAGTTCGGTAATGCGATGAGAAACTTTATCTAAGTTAATGATAGGACCTGCAGGGTGATTTAGCTCACCGACTGCACGTTGGGTTTGCACCTGCTCTTTATCATACTTAGAAACTGCATTTTCCAAGATTGCTCTTGGATAAATTCTTCCATTGCGGTTCTTTTGTTCCGCTTGGGCAAAGATACCTTCAATGACATAGTTCTTACTGCCATCATCTTTTGCTTCGATGATGTACTCAACATTTTCTGTATGTTCTGTAATCAGTTTCATTTAAAGTATCCGCCTTTATTTTTCTTTCTTAACAACTTAGAAGAACTAGCTCCTTTAAAGCTACTCTTACCCATGAGTTTCTGAAAATTTTTGGCTGATCGCATTGCCTCCCTTTCGGTGTCGACGGTATCAACTGGCTGGTTATCAAACATGACATTGAATTTACCTTCTTTGTCTTTTGTTACCATAACCTCACCACTCTTAGAGTCTAAGACCTTAACAATCTTATGATCCTTTGGAGCAATATTCAGACTAAACTCTTTAAAGCTCTTCATCTGCCTCTACTTCTTCTTGTTCTGGCTGATCTTCGACTTCTACGTCATCCTCAATATCATCTTCAACTTCTTCTGGATCAACTCCGTTATAAACAGAGTTTGCAATCACAGCTTTATGTGATTCCAGACGATCAGCCAATCGAGCATTGATCATATCTGAGAATTCTTTCTCAGCATTAGCAAAGTTCTTACTAGCTACATTATCTAAAAAATTACCAATATCTTCAGCCATCAAAAAAGTCCTTATAATTGTACGTGAATGTATTTATAATAAATTTGTTTTTAATATCAAATGTCTGGTTCTTGATCTTGATCCGGAATTTCACCGTCTTTTTTCTCTTGCTCGATCTGATCTTTCATTGTTTTGATATCATCATCAGTGAGCATCAGCACGTTTTTCTGAGCCCATTCCTTAGAGTAGAATGCACCAAGATACGGTTCAATTTGCTGTAACATACCAACCCGCTCTCTGAGCATCTCAGTTTCTTTTAGTTCGGTGAAGTGATTGTCTACAATATAATCTACAAACAAATCACCTTTCCATGATTCCCAATCATCATCAGTAATAATTCCTTTAAGCAAAAGTTGCTTTTTTAGAATATTATAAAACAAATCAGAAAATCTGCGCCGAAGTCTATTTACAAACTTTTGGAACTTATATTCATCTCTAGTAATTTCTGATGATCTTCCTAGAAGACCTCCAGCCTGTTCTTCAGAGTTAATTCTACTTGTAGGAACATTTAAAGATTTATAAAGTTTCTTTTGAAAATATACAATATCATCGATTTCACCGAGATTTTGTCCACCTGGTAATGTACTAATTTCAGTACCTTTACCACCTTCACGTCTAGGCAGCCAGAAATCTTCTAGCATAGACATATGCTTAGAGTCATTCTTAAGATCGCCTGTATTAGCATCATAGACCATCTTATTTCTGTATCTAGTCATAATGTCTTTAAGGTACTGCTCTGCTTTACCTCTAGGTAAGTTACCCACATCAATATAAAAGATACGGCGTTCGGGCGCTCTTGCAAGGCGGTAGATAACTAATGCGTCTTCCATCATGCGCAATTGATTAATAGGCTTAAGTGCCTTATGCAGATAAGAAATTACTTTTTTGCGATTAGAATCTAATAATCCACTTGTTACATAACTAATAGCATCCGGTGCAATTTTTAAAGCATTAGTATTTTTTCCACCAGATGCGTATGATGCAGTAGCTGATCCCGCGGTTTCGGAATAAATAAAGTACTCATTTACTTTTGTAATAATGCTAGCGCCAGTAACATTATCTTTCTCTTTCTTTACTTCTTTTACCTTACGAATCTTAAGAGCATCAATGGGTCGGATCTCTTGAATACCTTCTTGAGGTCTTTTAGGATCTACAACCAAATGATGATAGACTCGTCCGTCAATGTAGTATCTGCGGAAAATATCATGCGCGTAGTTCTGAAAGTCCAGCATCGCAGTAATATTATCGAATTCTTCTTTAATCTGTTTTTTAATAGAATCGCTAGTATCAACATTGTCCATATTTAATTCAATTAAATCATCATCTCCAGAAATGACTTCATTGACAATGTCTTCTAGTGCGGCATCTACTTCAGGATGCATCGCAACAGCTCTATACCGTTTAATTAAATCTTTATCATCTTTAGCTTGATCACCGCTTAAGTCCACAAATGAACCATAGTGACTGCCGGCTGCAGTAATATATCCTGCGCCATCATCATCTAAGGGAGGAACAATAGATGGAAGCTGCTCTTTTTCTTTTTCTCTTCTTGCTCGTTTAATTTCTAAGCCAAAGAGTTTTACACTATCGTCTGCCAAAATATTTCTCCAAATACAAGAGTAGGGAAAAGGCTTATCCTCTTCCCTACCTTATTTATTACACCTTAACTGGTAGTATTAGATTCCCAGTACTGTACCTGGAAGGTTACAGAAAATTCTTCAATTGCTGCGGCAGGATCGTATGCCAGATCAATTGGAGAAATGTCGGTTGGGAAACAACCACGGAAGTTATAGGTTTTTAACACAGACTCATCTCTGTCAAGCTGTTCGATAACCAAATCGGCCTGGTAATCTACTGGGTTAGTAAGACCTGTGTTTGCAGAATGAGCATTAATACCATTCATCCAACGTTCCATAGCATTGCGGACGTTAAAATCGGTGTCGTTAATAATCTGTGCTGTCCATACGTCAAACGTACGGTCACCGGCGATTTTCAGTTCACGACCACGGAATGGTACAATGATTTCCTGCATAATAGAACCGGGAAGCTGAGCTGCCCGACACATAAAGGATGTAAGTTCTACATCTCCACCAGCATAACCTGGAAAGTTGATCGTTGCCTTAAATAGATTAGGTCTAGCACCGCCACCTTTCAGTTTTGCTTTGAAGTCATCGACTCCTAAAATAGCCATTGCTTATATCTCCTTGGTTAAGCGGTTTAGAATGACAGACCAACTACTTCTTCAAAGTCCACGCCGGTACGAGTAGCTACGAAGTTCAGAGTTACGTAGTTAATCGAACGTGCAGGCTTAATGAAGATAGTAGCAATGAATTCATTGCGATCAATAATCTCTGGAGTGTTGTTAGTAGCATCACATACAACACGGAAGTCGGTAATACCACGACGACCTTTAACCTCTCTGAGGAATGGCTCGACAATATTAACAAACTGTGCTCTAGTAAACTCATCGTTGAATTCAAAGAGTACAGATTTAGCAGCTTCAGAGATTGCTCTTTCCAAAGTAAGGAACAAGCGGCGTACATTAATACGATCAAACGCCGATGGTCTATCCTGCATGGTCTTATCACCAAACAGAGTAATACCATTACCTGGCAAGTTAGTAATTGGGTTTACACTAGCTCTATATAGCTGGTCTCTTTCTGCCTTATTAGGAGAGTGGAGAATATCGGTAACACCAAAATACATTCCTCTCTGAAGACCTGCTGGTGAGAACCATGGCGCATTAGTAAAATCGGTTTGTGCCATTAGTCCAGCAGTAGAAGAGTTAGCTGGAATATAGATGTATTCATCGTTATACTTATCATACACCTTAAGCCAGTTATTATCCAAGAAGCAGTAGTTGCTCTGAGTAATGCTGTTAGCAAACTCAACAGTTTCTGTTACAGGAGTAGTAGCTGTAAGATCTTGCTTTGGAGGCGAAGCAACTACAACACAATCTTTACGAGTAACTGCAGCAATGCTAATCAAATCGTTAATGATTGTTTTTGCAGCACTATCGTCTGCTGCTTGAGTACCACTAGTAACAACAGGTGGAGAAATCAAGAAATCTACGGTATAAGCGTCAATATCTTCAATCGTATCAAAGCCTGCAGCAACATGAGATTCAGTTAAATTTGATGTATCAACACCACCGCTGAGATTAATTGTTTTAATTGCGTATGCTGAGTCAGACAAAGAGTAGTTTTTAGCATCAATAGCAGCATCACCGGCGCCAGCAGCGTCGTAATCTGAGTCAATGTTTTGTGCATCTACGAGCCAAAGATATTTGGACTGATTATTAATAACATCAGCAATGTAATTGGTAGATCCATCAGGGTTTTTAGCGTTTGATGCAATAGAAACAAACGGGAATGTTTCTAAGACAGTTCCTTTAGTTCCTGTAAATTCGCCATCAGCATCGACTACCGCTACGTGCACTTCATCGCCACTAGCTCCAATAGCAGCAGCAAAGGAAGAAGTACCTGGCGCAGAAGTAAATTCGTCTTTAAGAGCCCAATTATTAAATGCTGAGTCACTAGTGCCATCAGGGCAAATTTCAATTTTAAGAGAGTTTCCTAAATTTCCGGCGTACTTAGCCATAAAACCTTGGTTTTGAGTATTGAGAGCGCCTGTTTTAATATTAGCAAAGTGGTCATCGTTTTCTACAAGAGTTGCGCTTCTGCTAGCAAAAAATGAATCGCTGGAGTTTGCTCCACCGTTATCAAATGCATTAACTGCAGTACCATCTACTGCCCGAATAACTAACAATTCGCTAGAATACTTTGTGAAATATGCAGCGCTATGGAAAGACACACTGTTATTTCTATCTGGAGATGAAAATCTAGATACTAAAGTTGCTTCAGTATCTACCGGAGTAGGTTTTTTGACTGGACCCCAGCGAAAGTCACCGACATAAGCACCGGTAGAGGTGCCTACATTTGGGACAATACCCGTAAGATCGATCTCACGAGTTACTACTGCTGGAGACAGCGAAGGCGTAAAAAATGCCATTTCGTCTTCCTTTTCGTTGGATTAAATAATAAGTTTTCCATGATAAGGTTCTATCAAACAATAATAATATTTATAATAAAGGTGTTTTTAGAACAATCCGGTATCTCCTGCAACCTGCCACACTGTGTTTCTATTTTCAATATTTTCATTTGTATCTTCTTGGCCGTCATCTACAAATCCAAAAGGAACAACTTCATCCTCTATTTGTCTCATTTTTTCTTCATATAACAAATGCTTAATATTAACATCAGTATTATCTACGAATGATTGACTTCCTACATACCATGCAAATAATACTAAATTCATTACTAGGTCATCATGGTTACCGTCAGATGCTTCAAATGAATTGCCTCTAGCTTCAAATGTAGAACATTCGCTAATTGTATCTAGGTCAGCTAGGTATAGTCTTTTTTCTTCAATAAGATCTTTAAGATTAGAACAACCAATTCTTTTAACTTTACGTGTCATAGTAACACCAATAGAGTTGGCCTTGACCATGGATTCTACATGAGTATTTTCATATTCAATATCGTAATATAATCCATTAGCTACTACAGATCCAGCATCATTAGATTCAATTAACACATATGCTTCATTATATTTCTTTGCCCACTTATGAATAACATCTGGAAACAAAATGGGTGATATTAAATTATTTCTATAACACGCAACCTGCCTAAATGGCCTAGTTGATATATCAATAATGTTAAATGTAGAATAGTCTTGTCCACGGCCTTTGGCTACGTCAACAGTCATAATGTAATCGTGTTTAGGACTAGGTTCTTCATACACTTTCACATCTGTATTTAATAACGGAGATACAGCTTTCATATTCATTAATGCGTCAGCAGAAATAAGTGTATTGCCAGTACCAAAAAAAGTATTGCCAAATTCTTGTTGAAACTGCAGCTCAGATGTGTTAGAAATTGTTTGTCTTTTCCACTCATCATCGCGGCCAGGGACGTCCCACCAGTCCACTCTGAAGGGCTTAAATTCGTTAGTTGACTGTACAGCACCCTCATAGATTTTATGAAATATGTTACCAATACCGTTAGCTGTAGATGTAATAATTACTCGTGTAGTCTTACCTGACGATACCACAGGATATGTAGAGGTATAAAACGTAGCGGCATCATCTACAAATGCAAACTCATCTAAGAACAAAAGGTTAACAGACAAACCACGAATAGAAGATCCTGATGTTGCTGCTGCAATAATTCTAGAGTTATTAGAAAATTCTACAGAACCTTTATTTAATGCTTTAGTACCAGGTTGTAAAAAGAATGGCACATTTTCTAGTGCTAGCGTAATACGCGCTAACATCTCACGAGCTGTGGCACCTTTGTTAGCAAGTACTGCAATAGTCTGGTCAGGATGAAACAAAGCATACCAAAGAATATACATGCACGAACTGATAGACTTACCAGACTGACGGCACGCTAATACAATAGAAAATCGGTTATCTTCAAAATGCTTAAACATTTCTTTCTGATAAGGATACATCTCAAAAGGAACTAGACCTTCATCAAGATTAATTACCTTACCATATTTTTCAGCAAAGTACACAGGGTCTTTCATACAGAGCTGATATTCTAAAATATCATCTTTAGACCAGCCCTGCTGTACGCCGTCTCTTTTTACTTGAGCATTACCAAGATATGTCTCATTCACTCTTAAAATATCTCTTTGCTAATTTATGGAGTGCATAAAACCAGAAACCATTAATGATTGGTTCAATAATAGCATCTAATGCTGCTAACTCCATAGCTGCACCTGTAATTAACCAGTTGCAGATTGTAGCAATAATAATATGTCCAATAGTATAAATTATTGCTAATAAAACACTAGACTCACCAATGAGTCTTTTAAGGAGTTTAAATATTCCTTTGGTCAGTTCTGTCATATACATTATCAATTACCTTTTCATTATCATCGCCCCGCAGCATTTTTTGCAATTCTGACGTGGATCCTACAAATACATTCTGAGTAAGGCTTTTTTGTTCATCAGGCTTACCTTTTGCCTGCGTGACATTAATGTCTTGGTTACGCTTATGCATGTCAAGTAGCGCGTGTGCATTATCTGATGTTTGCTTAATCATACCAGTAAGAACTTCGATAGCACGAGGATGCTCAGATTCTTCTGCAACACGTTTAGCTAGATCTAAATTGTTAGCACCATCAAGCACCAATCCACGAAGTGTTTCCCGAACTAAATCTAAATCTTCATCATAACTGGAATGCACGCTTTCAGGAATATCTTTTTTCGGTACTATATCACTCATAAACTATCTCCATTGCCTGGATTTAATATAGAAATTGTATAGTCGGTTACATCATCAATAGTTGCTGCATCAAGAGGGAATGGCTCTACTGTAATACGCTCCATGATATCTGTAGTATTATCTGGATCAGTAACTGTAGTTATATCAGGATCTCTAAAATCAATAACTGCTTTACGAATAATAGATGATGTAGAAATAGGACCATAAAACGCAGTCTTCATTTCAAAGTCTAGCGTGTAAATAATAGTACGTCTACTTTCTAATTGACCCTCATAATCATCAGTGTAAGAAATACCAATTAGTGAAATAGGAATATCTTCTTTATGATCAGGGTAATCGGCAAACTGTTTCATAGTAACAGTATAGGCTGGATTAAAGAATGGTAAAATTTGTTCTACAATTTGTACTGCATCTTCATTTGTTTTTGCCATAATATTTAATTGAAAGTTCATAATATATGGGACTGCAGTATAGAATTTTTTTCTATTCGTTCCAGTAGTACCTTGTTCAGAGAATGCATTCATTTTAGGTAACTGTCTTACTGGATCATAGTAGATCGAACTAATTTCAAAAGACATACGAGGAAGTTTAAGAGCAATAAACCGTTCATCATTTAGATCAGGAGATTGATTAATACGATCTAAAAACTTCTGCTTAGGTGCATATGCCAGCGGAACTTTCATTTGATCAATAACATTATTAGAACCGTCTTTACGGATAATATACAAGTTATTGAACATTGTACCAAAGGTAGCAACGCATTTACGGATCTTTTCATGGTAAAAGTGTTGCTGAAACATTACGTTGGATCTCCGAATGGATTACCTTCACTGAAATCTAAGAAGCTATCGCCCTCAGTTTCAAAGGCATCATTTTGCTGATTATCAATCTTTGGTGCATTTTCAGTAACTGCTGTAATAAACAAAGTAGTTTCGTCGTCATCTTGGAACTGAGTAGGAAGTTGTAGTATTGCAGAATCATTTCTAAACGTATGGTAAAGTCCATCGTCTGCACCTACGTTGGTAAGATACAATTGGTTATTAACGCCGTCCCACTTAATAATTTCACCGGTAATAGTAACGTTATTAGCAAGGGTCTGCTCAATTTTACTGTATCCACCAAATGCAGAATCCTGCTCACCTACAATAGCAATTAATCCATCGCTTTCTGCAATGGAGTTGATATCGATTGACTGACCTTGGTTGTTAGTAGCACTATCATTAATAGTAAGAATATACTGGTAAGCAAAGTCAACTTCAATAATATCTGCGGCAATACCTGTCTGGAACTGCTCTCCACTGTATTCAAACAGCTCACACGTTAGTCTATATGTAGGAAGATTAGATAACTGATAGAAAGGTCTTTCGTCTTCTACCTTTGTAATTTCAAAAATCGAATTAGAAAGAGGAATGTAAATTAAATCACCTTCATAAGGTCTTTTCTGAGACGCGGC